TAGGCACCTCTGGCGTTGGCGTTTTTGGAATTGGCACGGGACTTGTTGTCAAATGGCCCTCGCCAGCAAATGGGTTATATTCGACCGGGGTAAATTGGAAGTGGGGTGTCAGCAGTGCCAATGTCAGAAGTTTGCCCAAGTCGGGGTTTTGGAAGGCTGTTTGAGGCATTTCCGTCGGAGATGTTTGGGGCTGAGAAGGAATGGCTTGTCCTGCTGTAAAATCGATCAAGTCAGGCTGCTGGTAGTGAAAATTTGACATTGCAGAGGCGGGAAGTTGGGGAAGCTGTAGCGGGAGCATGGTAAAGCTGCCACCACCGCTGACTCTGCCAGTCCCTTTCGCTAAGCTTGACCACTGCCCTGCCAGTGCTTGCCAATTCACGGTCCCTTTCTTCGCATCTTCCAGCAAATCCCTACCAGTCTTCTGACTATACGTAGTTGTAGCCAAATCCCAGGCGGCAATATTTTGCTGGGCCATGTCGGCAAAGTTAGTCAGGCCCAGTTTGTGCGCTTGCTGCTCCCAAGTCTTCCGCTCCCACTGATAAGGGCCACTTGCACTGGTAGGCCCTTGTGGCCCCATTCCCTGCCAGCCTGGAAACTCCGCCCCAGGCTCAAAGGGAACGCCTCCGTAGTGAACCCAAGGATTTCTCAGTGTCCCTTCATGGGCGCGGATATAGGCAAGTACCTGAGCCCTGTAAGCGGCGTCAGATGGATCTTCACCAGGCCCAAGGTCGTTTTCGGTCATATCAGCCAGACCACAAGGATCACAATAACAATGACGAACAGAATGCTGCTAGGATAGTAGCCCCAAGGTGCGGCGTATGGCCACACTGGTAGCACACCTATCAACAACAAGATCAAGATGATAAGAAGAACAGTCCAAAGCATTTTAAGGCTCCTCAAACGGATTATGCTCGACCGGCTCAAGGTTGAACGTCTGCCCTGCCTTTATGACTGTTTGCTGTTCGACTGGCGTTTTAAACATGACCCAAGGAGGAACCCGCCTAAGCTCCTCCGGGGTCATATAGGATCGCTTCTCGGCCAATCGCGCTTCTTGCTCCCCAGCCAACGCCCTGTATCTCTCGATTGGCCGGTTCAATAAGTCTTGATGCACCAGCAGCTTACCAATAAATTCACTAATTAGCGGGTCGCTGAAAAGCTTTTGTCGTGCCTCTTCTGAGGCATTATTTATTGCTTCTGTCAAATCGCCGTGCTCATATCCCATGTCACGGAGTTTGCCGGCAACCGACGGCCGCCACTGATTTAAAACGCTTTCTGACTTCCGGACATCAGACAACCACTTCGGCGTTTTAAACAAATCTGGCGTGCCACCCACAGCAAACCCCTCTTTTCTCTGTACCGCGTGTTGCAATTCATGTAGGAGGGTTCGCTTAAAAGTCAATGGGCTCAATGACTTATCAGCAAAAATCGTATTGGTCGAAGGATCGAAACCCCCTTGCACTCCGGCCCAAGGAGGACTTCCCCCATACAACAAGTTGCCAAGCTCCGGATAATTCCGATAAAGCTCAGGATGCGCCAAAACCTCGCTCATCTTTGTGCCAGGCTGTATGTCAACCGGAGCCCCTCGCACCCTCGCCGGCTGATCGGGGATCTCAAACCGCCAAGCCTCATCAGCAAACTTGTTGCCCCATCCCAATTGGTTCCAAACCTTCTGCGGATCGACGCCCCTCTTGACAAAATATTTGGCCGTTTGTAACGCCTGCAATGGTGCCTCAAGCGCCTTTGGCCCTGCCAGAATGCCCGGCCCAGTCGATAACGCAATTTCCATCGCTGTCCGCAGCCTTTCAGGGTCAATAACCTGGCTGGAAAACCTCTGCTGCTCCGGCGAAAGCGGCACGCCATATATGTTGGTCCCCGGGCCGACCGGCGGCTGAATGCCGTAGCCAAGCTCGCTTTCCTCTTGGAGCCAAAGCGGGTTATCATCCACGCGGCGCCACCTTCAAAAACTTCCCGCCCCGCATAGGATCTGGCACATACCAATTGCCGTCTGGAGCCCTCTTCGCCCCCAACTGCGGCGGCGGCGCAAACTCGCTCGACGCCCCCTGATCCGATTGCTGCATCACTCCTCCCATGTTCGCCTGAATGATAGGCAGTAGTGATGTTCTGAGGCTTTCTCCTACAAGCTTTTGGACGAGTGGGGCCAACACAGCCTCATCTGCCTGCCCGCCACCACTACCTTCTTCCTGTTTCGGCTGTAAACCCTGCGGGAAAAGCGCCTCCAGCCTATCCGTCTGAGCCTTATAAGCATCAATATCCCTCATCTGATCTTTGCCGATCAGCTTGACCTCGGCCTTGCCTTGCCGCTGCAAGCTCTCTGCCAAGTTTTGGCTAAGAATTTGAACCTGCGACTGCAAAAGCTGCTCGTTCTGGCTTGGCCCCTGTCCCAATGCTTGTGGCGGCACCATCCTCTTAAGTCTTTGTGCAGCCTCTTGCGCCTCGTCAAAGTCCATCGCCTTCAACAACAGATCCCCAATAAGCCCCGTCAAGGCAGGCGCCTGCGTCAGTATCAGCGTCATCGCCTCAACTGTCTCTTGCCGCTTTGTGGCATAAGCCGGCCCGACCTCAGATGCAATCTCATACTTACCCAAATTCGGATTGAAAATCCGCTTGATAACTTCCTCGTTGTGCGCAACTTCTTGCAAGTATGCCAGTCTCGCCCCCGGATCTATCTCAACTTCAAACTCAACCCCATCATCGGCCAACGCCCTCCTCACTCGCTTCGTATCATATACCTTGGGAATTAAATCAATCAATTGTTTGCCGGTGTAGCGAAGCGCCTCTGCATAATTGTCTAGGAAGTGATAGGTGGCTGTGTCCGATTGCTCTTGCCGCTCTTGGATGGCTTTGCCAGTCCGCTCGTTGCCCAACATGCCAAGCTGGTTCTGGTATTGCCCGCTGACCATCATCATCTGACTGAAAGCAGTCTGCATCCCTTGCTCAAAAGCCGGAGACATATTAGGCGGGTCTTGTCGCATTGGCGGAGGAATCGGCTGGTCCGGATTTTGCTCATCAATATGGTTCCACGGCAAAAATGTCGGATTTTGCTTGTTGGCATTAGCCCAAACCGTCTCATAGTTTTCGATCGCCTTGGCCGGAGCTACCCAAGGTGTCTTGCTCTGCAATGCAACAAACTCAACCTGCGCACTGGCGTTGTAGTTGTACATCCGCTGCGCATCTTTCATGTTCCGAGTATGGCCCTTCCTATCCAGGATACCACCAATAATGATCTCCTCACCAATACACCTAATCAGAGGAATGTACTTCCCCGGCCAAACAGTATGATCGACAACCTCTTCTCCGGCAATCAAATACCACTCAACCACTTCATCGTTGACTTCCCTGATGCGGGTCAAAGGGTGATCGACAACCGACTTCCGCATTGCTTCCGTCAGCCGACTCGCTCTAATCGTCTTCCTCTGACCACCATCAACAAATGAGATAATATGGTCTTTCTTCGGTGCTTTTCTGAAATACTCGCAAACCCTAATATGATCCTCAACGAGAATATCGTCATCAAGGGTCGATGACGCACCAAGGGGAGCCAGTGTTGCTCTGCCGGTATAATCTGGGTAGGCCGCATCAAATTCTTCCCGCGGCATCACATCAAAAATAAAAGCAAACTTGGCGTCTTCTCCAGTGGTAGTTTGAATGTCAGGGTCCATATAGACCGAAAGAGGGTCCCAAACCCGCCTGATGTAAATTTCCTGATCGAAACTGTCGTCTTCATACTCAGTGACCAATCGCCACCAGCCGATCCCACCATCGATCTGGAACCGTCTAGCTGTCGTAAAAGCCGATTGCGCCTCGCTCTGATACATAATCCGACGAACCAACTGTTTCATGCAATTGGCGCTCTCTTGCGTCGCCCCGTTTCCCCTAGCAATAATCTTAATCTCGCTCTTCTGCCGCCTGCCCTCGTTGGCAATAATCAGATTGTGCTGCCTGATAATGTTCATCGTTAGGCAAGGCTTCGAGGCAACATCCCTGCTCTGTCGCATCGAGTTCGGCCACTGATAGCCATTCTCACTATCGGCATTAGCAAATTTTATATCGTCGATGAAGCGCTCTCGGGCAAAACTCTCCCATTCGGTGCAGCGTTTGAAGCGCTCAATCGCCTCCGCCACAACCGGATCGACGCTCTCCAGAACAGGTTTAAATCGGTCGTTTCCCTCAGACCAATCCAGTCTCACATCGGGATTATGCCGACGTGCCCCACTCATTTTGCCGCCTTGGCCCCTTTCCTCGTAACCTTGCTTCCCTTCATTAGCCCAACCTTGTTAAGCGTCCCGTACACTGCCCCCGGATTATCCGGATACTCTCGCTTGAGCTTCTGTTTGACATCGGCATAAGCTGTCTTCTTCCCGCTTGGTGTCCGTTCTGGCATCTCATCCTCACTATGCAATCAGTCAGTACCGCATCCAGTCCAAACTTGTTGGCCCTCTTCGCCAATCCTCATTAGCAAACTCTGGCTCTGGTTTTCGCATTGCCCTTCTTAATTTGTCGAGGATGCTCTCCTCCGGCGGCTTGGCCCCTGTCAACGCAATCGCCAAATACCGAAAAGCATCTGCGCTGTCACTAGCCCAATCGTGCAGCGGCGCATTGGCCCTCTGCCCATCGACCACCTTAAACCGATAAGCCCGCAGCCCCCTAATGCCATCCGCACATTTTTTTTGGTCAAACCAACACTCATTCATTGCGATCCTGGCCGCATTGATCCCATCCGTAACAGATAGCTTTGGCACTATCTGGACACGGTAACCGGCTTGTCTGACTATCTCCTCAATGGTTTTCTTGCTGCCTAGCCGCTCCGCCCTCGCATCATGCGGCAGCCACATCGTTCCGTAATTGTAGCCCTTCTGTTGGCAGATCGCCAAATAATGCGTAATATCTTCGCCTGTATTGGAATAAAAATCCAGGACACGAGTTTGCATGGCTACCCGCTGTGCAAACCAAACAGCAGTCGCATCTGCCCGACCCAAATCCCAAAACGTATCGACCGGCCAACTTTTATCCCAGGGCACCTCGCAAATCCTCCCTTCTCTTTGCAACTTTCTCAGTTCCTTGGCATAAACGGCCCCGTCAAGAACCTGAACACACTGCCCTTCCCAAACATTCAGGTAGTAGTCTTCGTCCCGAATCTTATCACGCTCCATCTCTTGCCGAAGCACCTCGGGAAACCAAGGATTGTCCCGCCACGTCGTATGTATAACAATACAACTCTCATCAGCATCCAACACAAACCGCTGATACGTATAATCATCCTCAAACTCAGGATTAAACGTCATCCATATCTCAGAACCCTCTTTCCGAATAGTCGGAATCAAAATACCCCAACTATGCTTGCTAACTTTAACCGCCTCTTCCACCCAGCAATAATCCACACCTTCATAAGACTTGATCTTTGTGGTATTGTTTCTGATTCCCTCAAAAGAGAACTGACCACCATTGGCACCGTAGATACGTTCTTTCTCGACTCTGTAGAACTGGCCTAGTCCTAGACGATCGATTTGGTCAGAGAGAAGCTGGTGGACCGAGTCCCGCATGGAGTTTTGAAGCTCTCGGGTGCACAGGACACGGATCGGCTTTCTGGTTCCCAAAATGAGAAGGGCGCGGGCAACACCCCAAGACCGGCCAGCACCCCGGCCGCCCCAAAGTACCTTATATCGACTTGGCTCAAACAGACGCTCCAGTTTTTTTGGAAACTTAGCGTCCATTATTGACAATACCAATAAGGGCTAAAATAAGAACAATGAACGAGTATATTTTGAGCATGCGTTGCACTATAAACTATATTGCCTCCACCAGTAAATTGAGCCGGCCCCGTGAAGTTTATCCAAACTTCTCGACCTTGCCATCCCCCATTCATTGTCTGAACTGGTGTGGTCCCACTTATAGCAACAGTGGGATTAACTGGTAAGGTTACTGTCGAAGTGGACGAAACAGTAGTAACGCCACCATCTATACCAATATTGTGGTCGATGGTCATTTGTGTAGTTGGGGAAAAAGGAGTCCCCAATAAAAGTTGTCCATTGGGGGCACCTGCGTTGTAAAGGTCGTTGCCTTCAATATCGATGTTCTGCATTGTGGCTCCCCACAAACCAACAGAGGCAGCTACATTGGCTCCTCCCTGGTTCCAGCAATTTGAACCAACGGTCGAACCCCGCAATTGAAAATCCGTTACATTACCAACAACTATCCCATAATATGTTCCACTTACTCTTCCGCCTCCGCAAATTACACTGTTTTGAACGTATAGATCAGTAATATTCCCAGTTCCGTTAGCCCAAAAAGTATTCTGTCCAGCACCAATAATACGCGCACCAAGGAAGCGGATCGACGAAATAGTGCCTCCCTTCGAGTTATCGATCGATACGTTGTTGACCGGAGACCAAGCCCCTTTGCATAGTCCAGCCCAACAGCCTGCCGTACCACTCCAAGTTCCATTAAACTGTATATTAGAAATAATAGCAGACGGGTTAGTTGTTACAATCCACAATGCTTGTCCGTTCGTGCTATCTCCTAGAACTGTGTCCCAAAAGAAGGCGTTGGTTGCATTGTCGATTATGGTTCCTATTTGAGCGCCAAGGTTGTCGTTACCAGCGACATAAAACCCCTGCGCGCCATTCGTAAAATACATTCCGGCAGTAAAAGCATGTACAGCGGAGTTGCCGTACAGTGCGATTCCATTATCGATAATCCTGGCATCGATGCTACCGCTCTCTTCTATTCCATAACAACTAACTGAACCATTATCGGAACTATCAAACATAAAGTTGTTGAGAATTCCATTGTTGTTACCAGTATCTAAAATGTACCCGCACTCATTCTGGATATTGACCCGATCAACAATAGTGTGATTGCTGTTAATCGTTATCGCCCAACCAGATGTATTTCCAGTCAATCCGGTGATAGAAAAGTCTTCCAGAACTGACCCGTCCGATCCAGACGCAAGCGTAATCAAGTTCTGGTTGGCTGAACAATCTTTGAAGCCTCCAGAGGTTGCAGGGCTTTGAAACGCATTTCCGCTACCTTCAATACGCACCGTCTTCGTAATTACAATAGCTCTGATACAATAGAAGCGGTTACCCAAAAAGATAGTTCCGCCGCCATTTGCGGTGGTGACAGAATCGACTGCTTTCTGAACGCAAGCGGTATCGTCAGTTTCTCCGTCTCCAACACAATTGTACGGTGCAGCCATAAGGTTTATTCCAGGGAGTCCACCTCCATTAACAGTAATAGGCACTCCGTTAACTTGGACTCCTTGCGCATTTAGTGTGCCTATGCTAGGCATCCCCCCAATCGGATTACCAAGCATTGCCCCGCCAGTCATGCCCAACATCAATCCAGGTACTCCGGCAATGCTAAACCCCAAGTTCCCGCCGTCTGTTATCTGGTTATTCGATGCGTTTAGGCAAATACCCCCCGCGTTTCCTCCTTGCTGCCCCAGCGGATTGACACACAACCCGCCCCCATTGATGTAAGCATTGCCTTGAACTGTCAAGGGACCGTTAACCGTTTGAGGACTACTGGTAATTTGGGCTAGTGCTACCCCAAAATTTCCTAGCAAAAATACAGCAGCAAGGAGAACAAAACGCATCTGATACCCCAATAACTAGCAGCCGTTTCCAATGCTTTGCATTGTCGCGGTAGTGGAACTCGGGAAAGTGATCAGATAGCAGCGGCTGGACCCTTGCGCAACCGTTGTAGTACCCTGCATCGTCACACCAGTCCCGCCCGCCACGGTCCAAGCAAACGCGCCAGAGCTTTCATTATCAACAAGCTGCATAACACTGCTGCCAGGCCCAAAGCTGGAATTGAGCGCCTGCAACGCTTGAAACATCGCCGATGCTGTCGGGGTTGTCACAGTCGCGCCAGCCGCAAGCGCTCCCGTCAGCAGCAGCCGAGTGAACCACCCCGTCGCCATCTGAGACGTTGTCGCCGTGAACGAAGTCGTATTCGTCGCAGATACAATGTTTCCCTGCCCAAGCTGTCCAACAGTCACAAGCTCATTAGCCGGATTGTTGCCGCTTGGCAAATTGGTTTGGACAGGAATAGACTCCAGCCCAGACAATGGGAATGTAAACATGTAGGGAGATTGGCCAGCAATCGGCCAGTTCCCAAACATGCCGGCTGCTGAAGCTGCGACAGGCGCCGCAAGCAAGGTCGCAACGGCCAAACCACCAAACCACTTTTTCATCGCTTTCTCCTCAGAAGAACCCGAAGCAGACGTAGTGCAACACGTCGCCCGCTCCGAACGCACTAGCACTCGTTTTGATAACAAACTGAGATCCTGACAGAACTTGCACCTCTATCGGAACAGAGGTATCGTCATCGCTGGCCAAACACGTTGGCTCATTGGCCCATGTAAACTCAAACGAGACGGTACAGGAGTTGCTGGGGGTGCTGCCAAGTTGTATCAGGCCGACCGAGTCCGTTCCGGCCGGCAAAGCCCCACCGCCACAGCCGCTAACCGTCGGCTTGCCAATTGTTGTTGTAGAAAGAAAATGCCCTCCATTGCCAATTTCCCAAGCGGACAGCGGTGTAGTCATTCCAGGCGGCGTCACAATAAAATGAAGCTCGGCCGAATGGTCCGATGCTGTCCATGTATCAGACGCCAACCCATGAACGGCCGCAGCCGTTGACCAACTGCCTCCATCATACCCGCCAAAGTCAACCGTGCCCAACACCTGATTTGCATTAACCGCAGCCAACCCGCTCCAACTTCCATTTGCCCGATAAACTTGCATGCCGCCCCAATTGCCAACGTTATACACCAAATAGGCAGACCAATTTCCTGTGCCTGGGGCCGATACAAAATCTGCGCTTGAACCGGACGGCAAGACCGGCAACGCCACTCCCGACATATTGTTGCTTAAGGTTCCCTGCATAGTCAGATTGGTCGCAGCGGATATGGCGCCACCCGCCGACAGCCCGCTTCCCAAATTTAACGCGCCCCCCACAGTCAGAGCCCCTGTCACCGACCCATTTCCATTGACAGTCAGAGCGGACGCCGTGACATTCTGGAAAGTCGGACTAGAACTGTTGCTTGGCGGTGCTGCAGTCACCGCATCCCACTGCAAATTACCAAATTGATCATAAACCACTTCTCTGACATTGCCTGTCGCCCAAATGGCCGCCCTTCCAGCACTGTCCAACACGACGGGATCTGTGTTAGCTATAGTCAGTGCGGAGTCGGAGTAGGTTGTGACAAACGTTGTTGTGCCTGGGACGTAGGTGTAAACTTTGCCTCCAACCAATGGGGAGCCGTTTTGATCCAGAAAAGTCTGCTTGGCGTTGGGCAGCAAGCTTTGCGCGAGCGCTGCTCCCGGCAACACAATCAAAAATAGCAACAACCAAGCCATTGATCTCAAAGGCAATTTAGGGCGCCTCTTGCCAAAAGTTGATTTCGATCTACATTTGTCCGCGAAGGAGGGAACCATGCCAAAATTTCTCGCAACCTATCTGGCCAGCATACTCCTCACCACACCGGCCTGGGCCAACACCTATGACTTCTATGCCACCTCCGGCGTGGATTTCGGTGGGCATCCCATTGCTGTCCTCAACGTGCCGCAGGACATTGTCAATTCCGGCTCGTTGAGTTTCACCGTAGAATGCTTTGTTCCGGCAGCCGCACAGCTCGGTTGTCCCGATCCTTGGCCGAACGGCCTTACCGGTAGTTGGAATTTCGGCGGCGTCATTCCCGCTGCGACCTCTGGTTTTGCATCCTACCCCGTCTCCCTCGCCTTCAATTCCGATGGCACAATGTCGGGGACTTTCGATGTGATCGAAGAGCAAACCGGGTTTATCGTCCGCGGGTCCGAATATGCTTGGTCGGGCACGATCGGAAACGACCTAACTGGCCCGCTCGCTGTTACCGGATACTGGATCGATGGTCCTAATCCCTCGCCCGTACCGGAGCCGTCGAGCCTCGCACTGATTTTGCCTGCCATTGTCGCTCTCGTCAGCTTGTCGCGCCGATCGGGCCGACCCCCCACCGCGGGTTGTTGTTGAAGGCCAAAGGCGAGTTGATTCCAGGAGGAAAGCCGAGATACTGGCGGCGGCGGATCTCAGTATAAGCATTGCTGGCAATCGCCAGATTAGC